GCTGCTCGTTGGTCTCCACGTCCGGGTAGAACACGTAAGTGATGCGGATATTCTTACCGGGTTCAAACTTCGTACCCACCGAGTCCTCATAGCGCAGGACCTGACCGGCATCCATCGCCTCCGTCACCACGCCGGTAAGGAACTTCGCCTCCTCCGGGGTCACCACCAGCCCGTAACGGTTGCCGTTTTGTAGGGTGCCCAGACAGGTGATCAGCTCCGCATCGGTGTCAGTCACGTTGGCCGTGCTGTATTCTATCTCCAACGTCATACCCACGTCGCGGATGGCAAAACCCTCGGGCTTGTCCGCCTCGTTGAACGGGCGATAACCGCCGTCTGCCGTCAGTGTCATGCCCGCACCGCCGGCCAGCAACAGGCGGTCCTTGTGCCAGCCGCTTCCTGCGCCGTATTCGTTCACGCTCCACAGCACGTCCCGGAATTCCATCCATTTGTCCCCGCTCACCCAGCTTTCCGGGTTGTTTTCCGTGTTGCTGCGCCCGAAGGCATCGAACGTGCACACGGCATCCGGTGCCAGCGTGGCTTCAATGTCGGGGTGCGATGTGGTGTTCACCTGCACCTCAAGCACGGCATCACCGCACGACACACGGTAATCCAGCGGTTCCACGTTCACGTTCGTCCGCCCGTAGCTGCCGGTCTCACTGCGCTGCAGCAGGTCTTCCTTCACCACACTGCCCCGACTGGTCACTTTCACACGGGCCGTGTACACATCCCTGTCATAGCCGGCATACGTGAAGTTCCACGCCGTGAACTGCTCTGCCTCCAGCACCGGGTGCTTCCAGTCACGCTGGAACCCCGCTGCCCGGTGGTTGAACATCATGCCGGCATAGGCCGTCACACCTTCCCCGGCTTTCAGCAGGGTCAGGTAGTGTATCTCGCTCACCACGCCGGAGTTCTCGTGCAGCGCATAAGCTTCCACCACGTTCATGCCCTCCCGCATTTCACTCAGCGCAACGGTGACGTTCTTCTGCTGGGCACCGGAACCGGCTGACAGGCCAAGCGTATAGGGCTGCCCGCCGTTGATACGGTAGTAGATGTTCTTCTCGCCACTCGTTCCCTTAGCTGTAAATGGGATGTTCACGTCGTTCCGGTATCCCCCGTCAGCCAGTCCGTTCCCAACCGAATAAGTGGTACTTAGTTCCATGGCCACCATCGTCACCCTGGCGGTAGCGGTTTTCATCAGCGTACCGCCATCATAACCGGCCCGCGCCTCCACCTGCACGGTGTAGGTCGTGGCATCCTTCAGGTAAGGCGACGCATCAAAAGTATAGCTCTGACCGGCCGTAACACCGACAAACTCCGCATCCTGGAATTCCGAAAGGACCGTGGAGCCACGTTTTACGACCACCTTGGCCTTCAGATCGCTGTAGCCACTCACCTCGCCGCCACCGGCCGTGCCCACGCCAACGGCATATCTCACCACAAAACCAGTACCCAGCGACAAATACTGGGAAGCGGGCAGCGCGGAGCCCGAAGCGTCAGCCAGGTCTATATTCACCACCACCTTGTCATCGTCGCTATACTTGGAAAACCGTACCTCCTTGTCGCTTTCCCCGCCTTCGCCATTCTTCTGCGTGACTGTCATCACGTACTGCGTGCCGTCCTCGCTGTCCGTCACGTCGATATTCGTCACGGCGCCCACCAAGGAGGCGAACACCGCGCCGCTCGTGGGGGCTTTCGTCTCACCGGCGGCCAGCTCCTCCGTCGGGGTGGCCTTTTCGTCAATGCCCTTGATGTATTTTTCCACCAACCTTCCACTCACCGGAAGACCACCGGTGGACTTGTCTCCAGACCAGTCTGTACTCCGCATGTCCAGACCGTCATCGTCATACACTTTCTTCGCCATATCGTTATTCTTTCTAATGTTATTTTATCCGTTTCCATCCGTCCGTCCGACTCCACGGCTTGTCACCACGCCAATAGCCCGCGCCAAAGCAGCTCCTTATCGCCTGCCAGACGAGCCTCGCACCGACATAGACAGCGGTGACAGCCCGCTTGCCGACATAAACGGCCGTTATCTCCTTATCGCCAGCATGAATCATGGTCATTCCTCCTCATAAAGCAGATAGATACCCATATCGTCTTTCTCCGGAAGCGCCTCGAAATCCCCCTCGCTCATCGGTATATGCCTATAACCGCCCGCTATCGCGTCCCTCGCCTCCTGTGCGGCTTTCCTCGCGTCATCGGCCGATTCATCGGCCGCTTGGATGGCCGCTACCGTTTCCCTGGTGGCATCCACCGCCGCCCCGATCGCCTCGTTCATCCGGACGGCAATCTCCTCGACAGTCTCGGCGGCCTTGTTCGCCCTCGCCGCCGCATCATCGGCCGGTTTGCTCAGTAAGGTGATCGGGACGTTCACCAGCTTATCGTCTTTCTGTCCCGGAAGGGATTTAACCCCAGTTAGCGAACCTACCGTTTCAAGGGATTCAACACTCTTGGATTCCGCTTTTATCGCCTCCAGAACCTGGGCGATATCTGATTCTGTCAATGCCATAATTTATGATTTTCTATATTGATTATACAATTTACGAGTTTTCAGATACTTCATGTCGAACTGGTGTGCATAAGCTTCACGCTCAAATGAGATGCGATAATAAGCCTCTTTTGAATCGCGTAACTTCACCAAATGGTAAAACCACTCAACGATATAGGCAAGATAAAAGAAAACATACAGCATTTCCTTCATCTGTGCCGTACGAATGGCCTCATGATTATAATCTACATCAAACATAACACACTCCTCCCGGACAAACAGTAGTCCGAACAAATTAATAGACTTGAAACCCTTAAAAGGGATAATACGATTGTAAATCACTTTCATACCTTCCCCCCTTCTACTAATTCATACACTTGACCATAACCTCCCGCTGTCAGGCACTCACCGCATACTTCCTTGATCAGAGTTATATCTTCACTCTCCAAATTCAGTATACCTCCATTTTGAATGATACGCTGGCATAAAACGTAAGCCTTGAACTTCTCGTCACGCCCTACAGGTTTATCCTTCCCGTAATTGAACAAGGCTTCCGCTACCGCGGTGGCGATGTTGTCACCGTCGAGCTCGTTTCCATCGAAACCCCTGAATCTCCTATTTAAGTCAACTTTCATATTTTTTTGTTTTAAATGTTTATTCTCCTGTATAGCCGACAATGATACCACCCCTCACGATAAGGCGTATCTTGTCAAGGTCGGGGTTTTCCGACATACCGCCACCCCAGTTGACACCGGCGTTGTAAGTGTAAGTACCATTTGCGTTCCGGCCGGTTATATACCTGAATCCTGCCGAAGCGCAACAATCACTGTCCAGTTCCCCCCTGACACTTGTCGGGCCCACGAAAAATCCCGCATACGTCATGCCGCTTCCGGGATATGTAAGCGTACCGGTAGAGGCGTATATGGCAGCGCCGCCCATGTTGGAGCCTACCGCCTTCACCCCGAACCGTCCTTCCGTAGCGGCGTTGAAGGCCACGTCCACGATCCCCTCCGTCGAGGTCTGGGATACCCCCAGCTTCAGGCTCCTTGAGTCGTTACCGAAATAATCACGGCTCTTCCAGTTCAAACGGCCGGACTCGATGGTAAAGCCGCCGATCTTTCCGCTGTCCGCCTTGACAGTACCGCTGATGTTCGCGTTCCGGGTCTCGATACTCCCGTCCGTGAGGACCTTGAAATAGCCGTTAGCCGTAACAAGCCCCTCCAGTTTGATTTGGTCGGCTTTAATGGTGACACCGGAAACAAGATTGCCGAACTCGTCACGCTTGACATAGACATTCAGTTCCGCCTTCTTTACAAGTCCGTTGCTTGTAACGCCCTCAGCGAACAGCTTGGAAAAATTGGCGGTAGTCACCAACCCGGATTTATTCCGCAATTCCCCGTTCTCATCGAAATGGACAGAAATCAACCTGTTATATTTGGCCGTCGTGATAATGGAGGATGCCTCCAGCACATTGCCGTCCTTATCGAAATTCGCCGCCGCGATCCTGAGCATCTTATCCGACTGATCGAAGAACGTGGCATACTTGTACGCCAGGGCATCCGTCCGGTCTGTCGAGAACACTAACAAGGACACTTGGATAACACCCGTGAACGACAGCTTGAAATCGCCGGTTCCGTTCCACAATCCGGAATGGTTGAACACCTTTTCCCCGCCTGCCAGCAAATCACCGTCGTAAGCGAACATGTTGAAGTTCTCAAATCCCGCCTTATTCCCGTTCACGAACTCGATACGAAGATGACCGGCTTCCAGCACCTTGTAATGGAAGGACAGGTAGACATAGCCCGCCATGCGGAGCCCATCCCCGTTCAACTCCTTAAAATCGGGGATCGTGCGAAAATCCCCGTTCTTCTGCATGATGTAGCTGTTCGTTATCCTAACGTAAGGAACCTTGCCGGTCTTTACGACCTCCACGTTGCCGTTTTCGCTCGATGACAACAGTTTGTTACCGGCAAGAATCCACTTGCCGCCGAAAGTCAAAAATGCCGCCTTGTATCCGCTGATCCATTTACTCATCCCCTCGGTAAACGTGGTGTTGTCGAAAAAGCTCTGCTTCTCCCTCACCTCGTCACGCAGACCTTCCACGGCGGATTGTATCTTACCCTCCGTGATCTCAAATTTCGTCAGGATATCCTCGCCGGTCATGAGGACGAACGTCCCTTTCAAATATACGTTGTCACCATAAAGACCGTTACCGTGCGGCTGGTTATTCGCCGGGAAAGCACTGTCCTTGATACCGTCAAGATTACCCACCCGGCAGCGCAAACAGCCGTTGAAGTTTTTCGCGTTCACGCCGTCCAATATATCAACACGCGGCTGGCCGTCTTCGGTGGCCGATATGCTGATCAGGTTCTGCCGAAGCGGGTTTTCCGTGTTACCCATCAGGACGCACTCATCACCCTCTTTCGGTTCCGTCCCGCCAAATTCCCTCTGAGGGACGATTATGCCTTCCGTATCAGCTTCAGCCACTTCCACCCAGTAACCCCGAATCTCTGTCCCTGTAAAAACAGCACAACGCATCAAGTCATGCGGCACAAACGTGTTCTCCTGCTCGAAAGTAATCCGGTAATTATTGTCCTCCTTTGTTACGGTTTTGATTTTACCATTGGCGGCCGATACAACCAGCTGACCTCTTACACTGCGAACCGTTTCTATGAGTAGTTCCAAGGCTACCAATGTTTGCCGGATGGTCGCCTTATCGATTGTAAGGTTGGAAAGTCCCGTTATTTTATCTATCCATATCTGCCAACCTTCGCCGAACATCCCGTCCACGAAACGGGTGCTGCGGAGTAGTTCACGGATGACCGCCGTCAGAAACTCGGCGTTCCCGTCGCCGTCAACATTACCTCCGGATTCACCGGCTTTGTAATCCCCAAAATAAGCCCCTTTCAGGAAACCGATCACCTCGGCAGCGGTATCCCGATGGCGTTTGCTTAGGAACTCCCTTTGGCTTCTTTTTGCCGAGAAAAGGTTGTTGTCGGTCGGCAGCGTATTATCGAAGCTCCGGATAATATCGGGAAGACCGGAGCTTTCGGCCTTGGCTTTCGTATAGCTTTTCAATTCCCCGATACTGTCGTTTACCCTGTCGAATTTCGATACCTGCAGGGCGTCGCTGATCTCCAGGTCCATCTCTCCGGGAAGGTTTACCCTGCGGGTGATCTTCGTAATGCGGCTCCTGCGGTAACCGTCTTTCGGGAAATACTCCGAGCTCTCCAATTTTACGCGCCGGCCGACAAACAGATCGGCCTCCTGCTGCTCGATCCACACATGATCGGTCGGAGCCTTGTAAGCGGCAATATCCAGCCAGTGGTCCTTATTGTATTCGTCCACCGCGGCCGCAAATTCCTCCTCTGCCAACCGATAATATTTATCCGGCATCCGGATGTTCCAAAGGACATAGGTGTCCCCGGCCTTCGGGACGAGCTTGCCGCCCGGAAGCTGCGTGTCATCGCCGTAAGGCCAGATCGTGACGATCTCGAACTCACGGGTGACACTATCGAAGTTCACCTCGAAATAATGGTCGTCCCCCTCTCCCAGCCCGGAAAGGTCACCGCTCTGGAAGGAGATGCGTTTCGTCTCACCGGCCAACTCATAATCGTTAGGATCGAAATCCATCCCGCCGTCCTTGAAGTAATAGACGGTAAAGGCCTTACCTTCCTCGTCCGTCACCTCCTCGCTCCGGACGCTGCTTACCGTACCCACCCGCCGGGGATAGATATCGCTGAAGGCGGCCTGTTCGTAGTGGTCATAGATACCGTACTCGTCCACGCCCACCTCCACGTACTTCTTTTTTCCGGGGAGCATCAGACGGGGGCTGCCGTACTTCTCGGCGTCGATGTTCCGGCTGCTCCCGATCGGGAAAAGGCGTGTGTAGAACTTCGCCGTATTGCTCGTATCCCGCTCCAGGGAGGTCAGCCCCTTGCCGTATCCCAACGTGATCTCCTCACCGTGTTCGCAACGGCACACGTTCACCGTCTGCCCCTCGACCCACCACTCGGCCTTGCCTCCCACCTTGCCGGCGATCTCCTTCAAGGCCTGGTCGCAGTACATGCCCTCATAGTCGATCACGATAAGATCGGTACCGTCCACCTGCCCCACCTTCCAGTCGGTAATGTTACCCATGCCGTCGTTGATGGCCTTCACTACCATCGCCACATGGTCCCGCGGCGTGGCCGTCAATGTAAACAGGGGATTGGTGTCGCCGTCCGTTGTTTCCAGCACGAGAAAACGTCTGATCAGGCTCTCGATACCGTACAGCTTCAGGTCATACTCCCACTCGCTCCCGCTTTTCTCTTTCGGGGTGTACCGCTCTGTCAGCCAGTATCGCTCGCCCATGTAGTCCGTGAAGTCACCTACATCAAGGGGGATATGGGCATAATGCGTGAAGGAGAGCGCCAGCACGTTGTCGCCCTGCACCTCCTTGCTCT